CACTATGGTAAATCTCTAAGTCACCACCAGTACCAAACTTAGCCTTAACTCCATCACCATGTAGCGTATCGCCTGTCATCGTGCCGCCAGCTTTAGGCAAGGCAGCACCTGCTGTAGTCGTAGTAGACGTAAGCACAGCATCACGAGCAGAGATATCTACGCCGTCTACAGTGCTAGTCGTTGTGATTGGCCCAGTAACAGCTCCACCCGCTTTAGGTAAAGCAGCGTTAGCTACAAGAACAGTAGCAGCCAAACCGTCAGCGTTAACCTTCATCTGCGCGTCTACTAAGTCTAAGTCTGTATTGACCTTAGTTCCCCACGTATCTTCTGAGGCGCCTACTTCTGGTTTAGTTAAACCATAGTTAGTTGTAGTTGTATCTGCCATTGTGCTGTCCTATTCGTTAATCTGATTGCATTATACTATAAATTAGCCCAGTTCGCGCTATCATTAGGCAGCGCACCCCAAACAGCAGAATCTATAGGTAAGTCTGTGTAATCTTGTGAGTCTACAGCGCTTGCTACCCATGTAGCAGAGTCTATAGGCAAGTCTATGTAGGTTGCATCATCAGCAGGTATCGGGATGTATTTAAGCCTACCTGTGGCTGTCATACCTGATACTGAGCTAATAACCGCCAAGCTACTAAGGGTAGCTGATCCGTTAGCTGTAACGCTAGACTCTGCCGTAATGCTAGCAGCGCCTGAAATAACCATAGCGCCCTTAGCTGCAATAGTTGACACTTCGTCAACCTGTACAGAGCCTTGAGCGATACGAATACCACTAGCAGCAACTACACTTGGATTCACAATAGAGGCAATGCCACCAGCTACCAGACTGCCATTAGCTGTAGCCGTAGAAACAGAGTCTATAGAGACGGATGCCTGATAAACTATCTGACCTGACGCTACAACTGTAGATGATGCCGATATAATAGCCTCAGCCTCACGTACTCGTTGAGCATTGGCTGTTAAGGCAGATGTAGCATTAATCGATGCAATAGCGTCTACATAGGCTGCTTGCCCATATATATTAACGCCAAAGTTAGCTGCACCATAACCATTCATACTATGAAAGCGTTATATCGAACTCGCCCGCTTGGAATCGGAATACATCACCATCACCGATAAGCTTGCTAGTGGTCAAAGCAGACTGAGCCAGCATATTACCGCCAGTAGCAGCATCTAATACGGCTGTATGGGTGATTGTTCCCCAGCTAGTAGAGGCTGTTGGGAACTCTACAGCAGATGTATTATCAATCGCACCAGAGGCAGCAGCATCAAATGTCATTGCCTGACGGGTGTATGAGCCGCCTGAGACTTCTGTGCCAGTACCGCCAACGCCAGTAGCTGTTGTATAAAGACCTATGTAAACGGTTGCAGGGGCTGTATAGGCCGTATTGCGAAACGCATGGTCTAGTAGTTCATTTTGTAGGAATGTAGTAAATGCCATGTTAATAAGCCTTAATGTTTAAGCGCAAGCCTGAGCCACTCGCGGTAGATTTACTGCTTGCGTCATTAACACGCTCTACAGCCGATGTGTACAAAGCAGCCCATGTCTGAGCGCGTTCGTCTTCTTTTAGGAATGGAGCTGAGTGAATTAAAGCACCATACAAGTAAATGTCTGGGTAATGAGTTAACAGCCAGTTAGTCGTGGCTGAATCAGATAGCGCAGGAACCTTCGCATAGTACAGCAAGATAGAACTATACGAGCCGTCTGGAGTGGGGAATACCTCAAACTGGCCCGCATTATGCCCATAGTAAGCTGGAATACCTGTAGCATCTACCTGCTCTGCTCTCATACGCTGCATCTCTGCGCGTGGTAAGTAGCGTATATCTGTAGTGCCTGCATTGTCTAAATGAAAGCGTATAGTCGATAGCCAATCACTAGGAATACCCGTGAACTGACCATCAAGAGTAGTCTCTGCGCGTGTCTCCATACGCCAATGACGAAGCTCGTTACTGATAGACGACTCTGCCAAGGCAATGAAATCTGGAATGTTAGCTGTCAGATCATCGCGGTTTAACCAACCAGCAATTGAAGTCTTCAGCTCATCGTATGTTGAAATTGCCATTAAAATACCCTGTAGTTTCCAGTATTATACCTTAAAGATCACCAGACGACACTTCTTGATCTTCGCCCAATATGCCGTACCCTAATAGACCAGCGCCACCCAATACTGCTGGGTTAGTAAACATCTGAGACTTAAATTTATCACGCGCTGCTGTTCGACTAGCTTCATCTTTATACTTCTTAACCTTAATACCGAAACTCTCAAGCAGGCCAAGCGTTTTTTTATCCGTTCCTTGCGGTACTATAGCGCCCGCAAATTCATTAAAATCTACCACTCTCTTAGGCTTTGATTCAAAGTATTCAGTAGGCCCGCCACGAAGCATATCTTTATAGTCGTTTAGCTCTTTAACTAATTCCTTGCTAGGGTCAAACCCTACTTCAGCGGCAGCGGCTCTAACACCTTTAGTTTCACTTAACCTAACAAATTCTCTAAATTCATCTTCATAGTGCATACTATCTGACTGATATTTGTAACTATCCTTAAATGCCTCTGATAGATCATCTAGCATCATACCGCTAGTCTGCTTGAATTTAGCCATGCCGTCTGATGACACAAGCCTATCCTTAATATCTCGCATTCCCTGCAAGCCTTTGAACTGCTCTGTGGTTGCAGCTCTTACAGCACCAGCCGAACCAGTAGACATACCGCCCTCTTGATTCCTTCCTGAAGACCGCTTCATAAAGCTTGCTATCTCGTCAGCATCGTATGGCTTTAGCCTTGCGCCTGTTGTGTAATAGTCCCTATTAGGGTTTGAGATAAAGTATTCTTCTGGTTCAAATATCTCATCTACCTTGCTCTTGCTCCAAGACTCCAACTCACCACTATTCCTAGCCTTGTCTATAGCTTTTTGCTCAAAAACACGCTTTTTCTTTAATCCAACTGGGCCAAGACTACCTTTGTAAGAAATACCACTCTCTTCTAAGTATAAACTTCCAGCCCTATTCTCAAAGAAGTCGGAAACCTGTCTGTATTTAGATGGGTTTGCTTGGCCTTTGCTTTCTAAGTCCCATATATTAGATGACACTTCACTTGTATACACGCCTAGCTCTTTAAGTTTATCTTCATACTTATCGCTAAAATCTTTACCTGCGCCTTTCCTAGCGACTCTAACAGGTTGTGGTGCGCGTACAGTATAAGCGTCAGCACTAAATGCTTGATTAAGTTTTGAGCTTTTGGGGTCGAAATTAGACGGCTTTCCAATTAATGTTATATCACCAAAGCTATTAAAGGGAATATCTTTCTGCGTAACAGCAATAGAAGGCATTGGCATACCACCCATACCCTGCTGTCTAGTAATTTTGTCAGCACTAGTATTGTGCAAAAACATTAGATCTTTAATATAATCAGCAGTATTTCCACCCGCCTTCTTTACGGCAGCTCCCATAGCCATCTTACCACCGCCTGTAGCCATATCTAATAGGTCTAGCTCTGGCGATACAGTTAGCAATCCTTGTGCGGATGGATTCTTCTGATAATAAGGCACTGGGTTACTAACTCGCTTTAAGTATTCAGCCTCTGCTGCCTGCATCTGACCAAGCAAGCCCTGTTGACCTAAAGCCATATTAGGCCGGTCAGGAAGCAAGCCAGCACCAATAGAGCCAGCCTTCTTGTAGTCTTGGCTTTGCTGCCAGTAGTCGCTAAGTAAACCCATAACCAAACCCTATAATAAATATAGCCCGATTATATCACAACTAAGCCATACCTTTAAGCCCACGTTTCAAGGCTCCACGATGCTTCTTCTTGCCGCGTCCTAGATCACCAGCAGCGAATGCTTGGGCCATCTGCCTAAGCGCGTCAGCAGCTTCTGAATGGCCTTCAGACTTGTCTGGTATATGCGACCAGCGTTGCTCACTATTTGACCACTTGCGACGATAGGATTTGAGATGATCTAAACCCTTAGCGCATTTAACCTCATCGATGTAAAGGTAAGGGAACATGTCTGACGTTTGCTGTATTCCCCACAGTAGATCCTGAATGCGTGGGACGATACGCCAGTTAGATGATGGCATTAATTCTTTAAGCATCTGCTTTGGTGACTTGTTAGTAACCTGACCTTGGCGCTTATGATCAGCATCATGTGGCAGATACATATCCTCAAACACCATATCAAGCGATTTAATCCATTTCACCGCGTGGCTGTATGATTCGCCCCATGCTTCATAGAAGTCTATTAGACGGAACTCTAACCCTACCTGTTGCACTACCCATATTGCACAGCCATCACTAGCGCCAATGTCCCAGAATGTCATACATGGATGAGCTTCTACTACTGGCAGCTTGCCTACCCTGCCATCAGCTTTAGCGGCATTGATTTCACGCAGCCAAAAAGCACCTTCTGGGAACTCTAAGAAGTCACCCTCCCATACATGACCATAAGTATCAGGACGTAGCTCTAGGTCTTCTAGGCGCTGGTTAGTAAGTACCTCTGGCATCCACGGATTATCCTGCCAGTTAATGTCTGTGATCTTGCAGGTTTCTGGTGTGTTGATTCTGAACCGCTTATGAGTAGCTGAGTCCTTAGACTGAGGGTTCCAGATTACCCAGCACTCTGAGTTCTCTTCACGGATAGATGGCAACAGCTTCATGTAGGCTTCTTCGCTCACAGTCTCAGCTTCATCAATGAACGCCAGTATGATACGGGCCTTTGACTTAATGCTGTCTATGTTGCGTGTTAAGCCTGCGAAGCTGTAGTTGATCCTACCATCCTTGCTGCGTATGTAATGGTCGCCGCAATCGTAGTAGTCGTTAAGGAATGGCACTGCTTGGATGGCGCTTTTAATCTCTGCGAATGAGCTTTCACTTAGGCTGTTCATGTACTGGCGTAAGCATAGGATCTGACCTGTACGCCCACTCTTGCCAAACTTGTAACCCCATACAGCAGTCATCATAGCAAAGGCACGAGACTTAGCACCACCACGACCGCCATAAGCTGCCCTGTAACGTGCTTCACCTTGGAATATTGGTACTAGCTTAGGTGGTAGCTCTATGTCTACTTTAGACACTACAGCTCACCAAATTCTTTAGCCACTAGTTGTATTACTGTAGGTGCAGACATTGAGCCATCACTACTTGTCTGGTCTACTACCGACTTATCAGACAGTCCATGCTTACCCATTAATAGCTTCACTAGGTTAGCGTTCATATCGCCTCCTAAGCCGCCATCCATCGCTACTGCAAACTGTGTTAATTTCACACGCGCTAATATATCCGAAAACTCTTCGTGCTTTTGCGCCCAATCGTATAGCGTAGATTCACTTATGTTTAAATGCAGGCACAAATCCTGATTACTAGGAATTAATCGTGTGTATTGTAGTAAGTAACCATTAGCTTTCTCTAATAGTTCATCTGAATACTTCGTAGGTCGTGCCATGTCTGTCTCCGCTTTGGGGTGGACGTTAACTTAATGGTTCATTATAACACAATACCGTAATTCGTTACGATATCATCGTAATTAGTTGATGGTTTCTAGTACAAGCTAGGTGGGCTTCAACGTGACCATCACACGTTCTCATAACGGCTTACCCACTAGCCTACTCGTCTTTCCGTAGTGTCATTTAATAGTGGCGGTGGCAATACATCACCGCTTTTTAGGTTCTTCGTTACGCTGTCTATTCAGCATCATTGATAACGGGCTTCTACTAATACCCGTACCTCGCAGCAATCACTATAAAATCTATCCTATCATCTCCAGATACTCTTCTAACGTCATACCTAATGACTTAGCCGTCTTGATATCGTCTACACCTGTTCTGGCGGACGTTATCTGCTTGGCTCTAGCGTCCATCCTGTCTTGATTCTTCTTCACTATCTCTTCAGCTTCTTCTTTTGAATAGTAAGTTGATCGGTAATGCTCGTTACTCATCCCAATATTCCATCAATGAGCCATAACCAGCACACTACCCCAATTATAACGCCTAAGCAACTAAGCGTCCTTGTGGTGTTATCACGCTTATCAATCTTTTCAACCAGCTTACTGGGGTTTATACGATCTCTAAAAGGGTATCTGTTCACAAGCCATCTCCCTAGCAAAGTCTGGATAGTTTTCAACAAGCAGTGTTA